ACCGCGACGCTGGCCGAGTGGGACTTCGACCTGCTGCCCATCGAGCTGAAGGACCTCCAGGGCGCCGACTACGACCTGAGCCTGCTGGGCTTCGACGCCGATGAGCTGGCCCATCTCCTCGACGGTGACGTCGAGGAGGGCCTGACCGACCCCGACGCCGTGCCCGAGCCGCCCGACGAGGCGACGACCCGGCCCGGCGACATCTGGGTGCTGGGCAACCACCGCCTCATGTGCGGCGACAGCGCCAGCCCGGCCGACCTCGACCGCCTGCTGGACGGGGCGACCATCGACCTGTTTTCGAGTGATCCCCCCTATAATGTCCGCGTCGAGCCGCGCAGCAGCACGGCCATCGCCGCCGGCCTGAGTTCCTTCGGCGGCAAGAAGGCCCAACTCCACCACCAGGGCTTCGACCAGGCTCGCGGCGTCACCGATCCCAAGAAGGCCCGCAAGAAGATGCGAGCCAAGGACCGTCCGCTGGAGAACGACTTCGTCACCGACGAGGCGTTTGACGAGATGCTGTTGGCGTGGTTCGGCAACGCATCTCGCGTGCTCAAGCCGGGCGGCTCGTTCTTCATCTGGGGCGGGTACGCGAACCTCGGCAACTACCCGGGCCCGCTGAAGGCTTCGGGGCTGTACTTCAGCCAGGGCATCGTGTGGGACAAGCAGCACCCGGTGCTCACACGCAAGGACTTCATGGGGGCCTTCGAGATCTGCTTCTACGGGTGGAAGGAGGGCGCCGGCCACCAGTTCTACGGGCCCAACAACGCCACCGACCTCTGGCACGTCAAGAAGGTCAACCCCCAGGCCATGGTCCACCTGACCGAGAAGCCCGTCGAGTTGGCGGTGCGGTCGATCCAGTTCAGCTCGCTGCCGGGCGAGAACGTGCTGGACCTGTTCGGCGGCAGTGGATCGACACTGATCGGTTGCGAGCAGACCGGTCGGCGGGCCTTCCTGATGGAGATCGACACGCTGTACTGCGACGTGATCGTCCAGCGGTGGGAGCAGTTCACCGGCCGCAAGGCCGAGCGGATCGCGGCTGGCGAGGCCGAGGGTGAAGCCCCGGTCGAGGCGGTCCCGGCAGAGGTGGGCGCGTGATCTTCCACCCGCACATCGGCCAGTGCGTCCGCATGCACTACGCCAAGCGGATGGCGGGCATCATGCCGCAGCACGGCAAGGTGGGCGTCGTGCGGGTGGTGTCGCGCGGGCCGGGGCCCAGGAACGTAGGCGTCGAGATCGATGGCCGGCTGGTGACGATCCCCCGCGGGAACCTGGTGGCCATGGAGATGCCGAAGAACACCCCGGCCAGGCGGGCCGGGGTGTCTGGGGAGGAGGGTTAAATGGTCGCGTCAGCGTTTGAGGCTCAGCGTGAACTTGCCCCGCTCGACCTTCTCGAAGCGGCTGTCCTCGCCCTTGGTCTTTATCTCGCGCAACACGGCTGCGTAGAGGGTATTGGCTGGCGTCAGTCCGCCGCGGGCGGGCGTCCAGTAGCCCTTGGCGGCCATGCGTTCGATCATCTGGGCGCAGCTCAGCGGACCGTCGGCGGGGTCGCGCTCTTCGAGGACCTTCACGGCCGCGTTGAGAGCGGAGAGCCGTTTGGGCTCGCCCGACGTGGCGGCACGTTCGCCCGTGTCGCGTCCTGCTGCAGCCTTCGGTTCCTTGGTCGCCTTGCCGGCCTTCTTGGCCGCAGGGGCCGACTCGGCCATGGCGCGTTCGCTGGCGGTCTGGCCGTCGCCGCTGGCGGCGCGTTCGTCTGCGAGGCGGGCGTTCTCCTGGTCGGCGGGGTGGGTGGCCCGCATGTGCTCCTTCGACGCCTTGCTGCCTGCCGCCGCCTTGGCTCCGGTGGCGGCCTTGGCCTCGGCCTCGTACTCGGCCAGCGACATGATGGTCTTCCGCTTGGCCGGGCGGGGCTGGGCCACGGCCCTCAGGCGCTGGGGGCTCTTGATTCGGACCTTTCGGTTCGTGGTCACGTTCACGCCGTCCCACCCCCCGTGCGCGTTCTCGCCGGTGATGCGGACGTCCTGCACGTTGCCGCTGACCTTGACCCGGTACGTCGTTCCAATCTTGACCTCGTCCTTCTTCATCGTTCGCTCCTTGGCGTTGGGCCCGGCAACCTGCCGGGCAGGTTCCTAAAGGCCCAGCTCTTCCGCGAGCCGGGATTGCTGTTCGTATCCGCCGACCAGTTGGCACAACTGGTCGTGGAACCAGCGGACCTGCTGGTCCACCTGCGGGTTGTTCGTTCGGTTGATCTGGAGGCAGGACGCGATGGCCGCCACCGCGTGCGGGCTGAGCTGCTCACGGACGGCGTCGAAGAGGTCCTGCTCGTCGTTCTCTGGCACGGTCACCTTCCGGCCGTTGCCTGCGTCGTACGTCGTGGGACGGTTGCGTTTCGCCATGATCGTTCTCCTGTTCTAAAGGCCGAAGTGGGCGGCGATGTTGTCGAGTTCATCCGCCAGACGGGCGTGGCCTTCGGCCTTCGCCCGCTCGACGGCGTTGCGGAACTGGCTGGTCGAGGAGCCGCCGAAGAACCGCCGGATGCGGTTGCGGACGTCCTTGATGGTCTCGCGGAGTACCTCGCGGGGGTCGTGCTGCTCAAGTTCCGCCGCGACCTGCATCCAGACCTCGTGGTCGCCCTGGGCCATGGCCATGTCCTCTCCGACCCAGGTGATCGCGTCGGCGGGGTTGGTCGCGAGCCGCTCGAGGAACTCGGCCTTGGCCTTCTCGTAGCGCCGGGCGGCCCGCTGGGCGTAGCCCGCCAGTTCCTCCCGCAGCCCGTCGGAGAAGGCGTTCTGGACCTCGGCGTCTGCGTTCGTGTCGTTCGTCTGCGTCTTGGCGTTCTTCATCGTTATCTCCTTGGTATGGCTTACGTTACGATCACATTAAGCCATGGGTTCGCCAACTCATCAAGCTCATTAACTGCTTTTATTGCAAGAACTTGTGGCTTCCGACAGGCCCGCCTGGGCGGGTCAGTCCACGAAGCGTTGCAGCTCGCGGAACCAGTCGTGGATGTCGCTGTTCGTGCCCCGAACGCCGTCGCAGCGGCGCTGGACGGTCTCGGCGATCTTGAAGAGCTCGTCGTCGCCGGTGCGGGCGGGAATCTCCCAGGTCATCCAGGCCTGCTGGCCCTTGGGATCGCGGACGATGCTGTCGATGCGGATGGTCGCGCTGCCGCGCTCGCGTTCGATGGCGACGTGCCCGGCTGTTCCTTCGAGTTCGATTCGTTTGGTTCGCATGGGGTCTGCTCCTCTCGCTCAGCGCTCGGGGAAGATGGTGTGGTAGACGTGCAGCGGGATCTGGTCGCGGACGATGGTGTCCATGTTGTCGGCCAGGCGGCGGGCCTCGTCGAAGTCGCCGGCGGCGAAGGCGTCGCGAAGGGCCGTCAGCTCGGCCACGTCCTTGGCGTACTGCTTGGCCAGCTCCCGGTCGCCCGCCTTCGCGGCCCGCTCGCCGTAGAGCCGCCATTCGGTGATGGCGGTGTCCATCCGCCTGGTGTAGCAGGCGATCGTTCGTTTGTTGGTCTTCTTGGCGTTCATGTTCATCTCTCCTGTGGGTTCGGGAGCTGGTCAGTTGACCAGCTCCGCCAAGGCGAAGTCCGCGTGGTGGTTGGTGCTGTCGCCGAGGACCTGGATGCTCAGGTTCCATTCCTCCGCGCCCAGCCGGGCCGTCTGCCGGAGGTAGTCCGCCAGCATGTCCCACTGGTCGGCACCGGTGCAGCGGAAAGGCGTGTCTTTCCAGCCGCCGTTGGCGGGGTAGAAGGTCTCGTTGATAGCGGTGGCCCGGGCGTGCGGGCCGTAGGTGGCCCGGACCGCCGCCTTGAGGCGTTCGCCGTCGATCTGGTGGGCAGGTTCTCGTCGCGTGTCGTTCATCGTTATCTCCTTGTCATGGCCTACGTTACAGACACATGAAGCCATGGAATCGAACGTAAGCCAAGGCAATAAATGGGTTTACATGCATATTCCTTCCGCCCACATGCTTTGATGGGAGCGCGACTTATGACACGCGATGGAGATTCCACCAGCGATCCCGGCCCGGCGGCGTCCACGTCCGGCCGACGTGCCGGCCCGGGGGCCAACGCGTCCGCCAATCCGCCCACCTTGACGGCGTTGACCGTGGCCCAGGCCGCCAAGGTGCTGTCCGCCGCCGGCGGCAGGCGGATCACCGAGGACATGCTCCGCGCCGACATCGACGACGGGGCGCCCGCCAACGCCGACGGCACGCTGAACCTGGTGCACTACACGGCCTGGCTCGTTCGGGAGGTGCCCCGTGGCGATTGACCCGCGCAACCTGCGTCCGTCGATGCTGACGCGGATGCTGAACTCCACGCCGCTGGGCGAGGTGATCAGCGAGCGGCAACTCCGCCGCCATCGCAACCGGGCCGGCTATCGCATCGGCGACGAGAAGCACGTGGACCTGTTCCGTTACGCCGCCTGGCTGGCGTGGCTGCGCCACGACCCCGCGCCCGCGAAGGAGCCGGCCGACTACGAGGCCATGAAGGAGGCTGCCCGCGCCCGCAACGCGGAGCTGTCGGCCATCGGGCGGGACATCGGCGCCATCCCCGAGGTGATCGATCCCGAGCGGAAGGCCCATGGTGAGACGGACTTCCGGTTCTTCTGCGAGGCGTACTTCCCCCTGACGTTCAGCCTGCCGTGGTCGGACGACCACCTGAAGGTGATCGCCAAGATCGAGCACGCGGTGCTTCGCGGCGGGCTGTTCGCGATGGCCATGCCGCGCGGCAGCGGCAAGACGACGCTGGCCGAGACGGCCTGCATCTGGGCGATGTTGACCGGCGCGCGGGAGTTCGTCTGCCTGATCGGCTCGGACGCCGGGCACGCCCGCAGCATGCTGGAGAGCATCAAGGTCGAGTTCGAGACCAACGACCGACTGCTGGAGGACTACCCCGAGGCGGTCTTCCCGATCCACGCCCTGGAACGCATCCACAACCGCGCCAAGGGCCAGCTCTCCAACGGTCGGCACACGCGGATCGTCTGGACGGCCGACGAGATCGTTCTGCCGACCATCCCCGACAGCAAGGCGTCCGGGGCGATCATTCGCGTGGCCGGCATCGAGAGCCGCATCCGCGGCATGAAGTGCAAGCGACCCGACGGCCGGGCCCTTCGCCCGTCCCTGGTGGTGCTGGACGATCCGCAGACGGATGAGTCGGCCCGAAGCGACCAGCAGATCCGCGCGCGGATGGAGACGCTCAACGGGGCGATCCTGAACCTGGCCGGGCCCGGCCAGAAGATCTCGGGCATCATGCCGTGCACCGTCATCCGCCCGGGCGACATGGCCGACCAGATCCTCAATCGCGACAAGCACCCGACCTGGCAGGGGGAACGCACCAAGCTGGTCTACGCCTTTCCCGCTGCCGAAAAACTCTGGGAGCGGTACGCCCAGATCCGGGCCGACAGCTTCCGCAACGACGGCGACGGGCACGAGGCCACGGATTTCTACCGCGAGCACCGCGAGAGAATGGACGTTGGCGCCGTCGTGGCTTGGCCGCAGCGGCACAATGAGGATGAGCTGTCGGCCATCCAGCACGCGATGAACCTCCGCCTTCAGGACGAACGGGCCTTCTGGGCCGAGTACCAGAACGAGCCGCTGCCGGAGGCCGAGGGCGACGCGGACCTGCTCACGGCCGACCAGGTTGCCGCGAAGACCAACGGACACGTTCGGGGCGAGGTGCCCCTGGCGGCCAGCCACCTGACGATGTTCATCGACGTGCAGGGCAAGCTGCTGTTCCACACCGTCGTGGCCTGGGAGGACGACTTCACGGGCTACGTGGTCGATTACGGCACCTACCCGCGACAGCCGCGGGCGTTGTTCACGTTGCGGGAGGTGCAGCAGTCGCTCAGCCGTGCGGCGCCCGGGGCGGGCCTGGAAGGGTCGATCTACGCCGGTCTGGAGCAGCTTGTCGGTGAGTGTCTCGCCCGCCGGTGGCGGCGCGACGACGGTGCCGAGATGCGGATTGAGCGCTGCCTGATCGACGCCAACTGGGGCCAGTCCACCGACGTGGTCTACCAGTTCTGCCGACAAAGCAGCCATTCGGCCATCGTGATGCCCAGCCACGGGCGCTATGTCGGGGCCTCCAGCGTGCCCTTCAGCGAGTACAAGCGGAAGCGCGGCGAGCGAGTGGGCCACCACTGGCGCATCCCCAACACCCAGGGCCGGCGGCAGGTGCGGCACGCCCTGATCGACACCAACTACTGGAAGAGCTTCGTCCACGCCCGCCTGGCCGTGGCCATGGGCGACCCGGGCTGTCTGTCGCTGTTCGGCCACAGGCCCCCCGATCACCAGCTCTTGGCCGAACACGTCACCGCCGAGTACTGCGTGCGGACCGAAGCCCGAGGGCGCGTGGTGGACGAGTGGAAGATCCGTGCCGGCTCGCCGGACAACCACTGGCTGGATTGCCTGGTCGGCTGCGCCGTCGCGGCCTCCATTCAGGGCGCCGTCTTGCCGGGCACGGACGCCAAGGCAGCCCCCGCACGGCGGAGGATCAAGCTATCGGAACTCCAGCAGAGCAGGTACGTATGAGATCGCACGTGGTGACCGACGCGAAGGTGTCCCCGCATGTCGGCCTGGTCTGCCGTCACTGCGGCTGCCGGCACTTCCACACTGTCTACACCCGCCGGCGCAACGACGGGATCATCCGGCGAAAACGCTGCCGGAACTGCGGCCAGGCGATCTCCACACGGGAGAAAATCGTCTGACGTACCATATCTGGCACGATCTCCAGGAAACCACGATCGGGTGTAAGGAGTTTCCGCCTCTGCGGCAAATAACCCTATGACGGCCAGGGATGGCCTCGCAAGGGAGCCGCAGATACGTGACCGACACCCTCGAAAACTCGATTCGCCAGAATGCCGAAGGCCCCAAGCAGGCCACTGCGGACGGCGTGACCGTCCAGCAGCACGCTCTGGCCGACCAGATCGCCGCCGACAAGCATCTGGCCAGCAAGGCGGCCACGCAGGGCAAGGGGCTGGGCATCAAGCTGGTGAAGCTCTCGCCGGGAGGGACCGTCTGATGTGGCCCTTCGGCAAGCTCAGGGCAAGCACCTTCGGCAAACGACGCCCCAGCCGAGCGGGCCGGATCACCCGGTTCATCCGGGCTCGGTTCGATGCGGCGGTCACGAACTCCGAGAACTCCAGACACTGGGCGAACGCCGACGGGCTGTCGGCCGACGCGGCGGCGTCGGCGAACGTCCGGCGAATCCTCCGTAACCGAAGCCGGTACGAGGTCGCCAACAACTCCTATGCCAAGGGCATCATCCTGACGCTGGCCAATGACTGCGTGGGCACGGGGCCGCGGCTTCAGCTTCTGACCGACGACGCCGAGACCAACCGCATGGTCGAGGCGGCGTTCTCGCAGTGGTGCCAGGCGACGGGTCTGGCGGCGAAGTTGCGGACGATGCGAATGGCCAAGGGCACCGACGGCGAGGCCTTCGCCGTGCTGACGGGCAACCCGCGGCTCGACTCCCAGGTGAAGCTTGACGTCCAGCTCGTCGAGGCCGACCGGGTGGTCACGCCGCTGACCTTCCAGGGCATGCCCAACGAGGTGGACGGGATTGCGTTCGACCCCTTCGGCAACCCCGTGGCCTACAACATTCTCCGCGAGCATCCGGGCGCCCGCGTGGTCTCTTCGCCGATCGCCGCCTACGACCGCGTGCCTGCCGACAGCGTCATCCACTGGTACCGCACCGACCGGCCGGGTCAGCACCGGGGCATCCCGGAGATCACGCCGGCGCTGCCGTTGTTCGCGCAGCTCCGGCGTTACACGCTGGCCGTTCTCGGCGCGGCCGAGACGGCGGCGGACTTCGCGGCCGTGCTGTTCACCGACGCGCCGGCCAGCGGCGAGGCGGCGGCCGTCGAGCCCATGGACGTGGTCGAACTCGAGAAGCGGATGGCCACCGTCCTGCCCGACGGCTGGAAGCTCGGCCAGATCAAGGCCGAGCAGCCGGGCACCACGTATGCCGAGTTCAAGCGGGAACTCCTCAACGAGATCGCCCGCTGCCTCAACCTGCCGTTCAACGTCGCCGCCGGCAATTCCTCCGGCTACAACTACGCCTCGGGGCGTCTGGACCACCAGGTCTACTTCAAGTCGATCCGCATCGAGCAGGCCCACCTGGACGAGGCCGTCTGCGATCGCATTTTCCGGGCCTGGCTGGCCGAGGCCATTCTCCTGAACGACTTCGCGTTCCTGCGGGGCACCGGGCCGATGCCGCACCAGTGGTTCTGGGACGGGCAGGAGCACGTCGACCCGGCCAAGGAGGCGACGGCCCAGGAGAAGCGGCTCAGCAACCACACCACCACGCTGGCGGATGAGTACGCCAAGCAGGGCAAGGACTGGGAGGTCCAGCTCCGCCAGCGGGCCAAGGAAAAGCAACTCATGGAAGAGCTCGGGCTCTCGGCCGCGCAGGCCGCGCCCGCAGCCCAGCAGGCCCAACGGGCCCCCGAGCGGGAGGACGACACGGATGTCGAAGATGCCCAACAACGTCAAGCAGCCTGAGTTCCTGACCATCACAGCAACGCCGGTGATCGAGGCCGCTGCCGGCGACGGCGCCAGCCTGCCCAGCTTCAGCATGGTCGCCTACACGGGTGGCAAGATGCGGATCGCGGGCTTCCCGCACCCGGTGGTCGTGGACCTGGCCGGCCTGTCGATCCCGTCGCAGAACCTGCCGATCCGCCTGGACCACGAGCGCCGTCAGGGCGTCGGGCATACGCGGAAGATCGCCATCGAGGACGGCAAGCTGCTGGCCGATGGGCTGATCTCGCGCGACACGTCCTGGGCTCGCGACGTGGCTCGCAGCGGCGCGAAGGGCTTCCCCTGGCAGGCGTCCATCGGCGCCCAGGTCGTGGAGGCCGAGTTCGTCCCCGCCGGCGGGCGCGTGCAGGTCAACGGCCAGGAGTTCTCAGGCCCAGTGCACGTGGTGCGCCGGGCCGTGCTCAAGGAGATCAGCTTCGTCGACAGCGGCGCCGACGGCGAAACGACCGCCAAGGTGGCTGCCCAGGACCCTTCGCAAGTAACTGAGGAGAACCGCATGAAGACCGACGTCAAGGACGACGAGAGGAAGACCGCCGAGACCCCCGCGGAGGATCCGCCGAAGGTCGAGGCCAAGGCCGACGAGGCCCCCAACCTCACTGCCGATGATCCCGTCGCAGACATTCGGGCCCGGGCGGCCGCTGAGACCAAGCGGATCGCCGCCATCCAGGCCGTCTGCGACGGCCAGTACGCCGACATCGAGGCCAAGGCCATCGAGGAGGGCTGGGACGCGACGCGCTGCGAGCTGGAGGTCCTGCGGGCCAGTCGGCCGAAGGCGCCGGCGGTGCACGTCCGCGACGATGACGGAGTGACCGGTCAGGTGCTGGAGGCCGCGTGCCTGATGACCGGCGGCATTCGCGGTAACGACGTGCTCAAGACGCACGGCGAGAAGACGGTCGAGGCGGCCGACAGCCGGTTCCGCGGCGGGATCGGCCTCCAGGAGCTGCTGCTCGAGGCCGCCTGGGCCAATGGCTACACGGGCCGCAGCTTCCGCGACAGCCGCTCTGTGCTGCGGTTCGCCTTCGCCAATCGCATCGAGGCGGCGCTGTCGACGGTCGACATCGGCGGCATCCTGTCGAACGTCGCCAACAAGTTCCTCCTGGAGGGCTTCTTCGGCGTCGAGCGCGTCTGGCGAAACATCTGCGCCGTGCGCAACGTCAGCGACTTCAAGACGGTCACGAGCTACCGGCTGATCGGCAAGGACCAGTACGAGATCGTCGCGCCGGGCGGCGAGCTCAAGCACGGCTCGCTGGGCGAGGAGTCCTACAGCAACAAGGCCGACACGTACGGCCTGCTGCTGAGCGTCGACCGACGCGACGTCATCAACGACGATCTCGGCGCGATCACCACCGTGCCCCGCAAGCTCGGGCGGGGCTCGGGCCTGAAGATCAACGACGTGTTCTGGACGATCTTCCTGGGCAACTCGGCCTTCTTTAAGACGGCCAACAAGAACTACATCTCGGGCGCCGACACCGCGCTGACCATCGACGGGCTGACGAAGGCCGAGGTCACCTTCATGGACCAGGTCGATGGCGATGGCAAGCCCATCGGCGTGATGCCGGTGCTGATGCTGGTGCCGACCGGGCTCAGCGCCGTCGGGACGCAGCTCTTCAAGAGCCTGGAACTGCGGGACACCACCGCCAGCACGAAGTACCCCGTGGCCAACCCGCACCAGGGCAAGTACCGCGTCGAGGTCAGCCGCTACCTGGCCAACGCCAGCTACACCGGCAACAGCGCGAAGGCGTGGTACCTGCTCGCCGACCCGAATGACCTGCCCGTGATCGAGGTCGCGTTCCTGAACGGCCAGGAGTCGCCCACCATCGAAACGGCCGAGGCGGATTTCAACGTCCTCGGGGTGCAAATGAGGGGCTATCACGATTTCGGCGTGGCTCTCCAGGATCCCAAGGGCGGCGTGAAGGCCAAGGGCGAGGCGTAAGCCAGGCCCCACGGCGGCGTTCGATTCCCCCAACCCACAAGGAGCATTGATCGATGGCAACGGCAACCTTCGTTCATGACGGCAACAGCATCGACTACACCCCCGGCGCCGACGTGGCGGCCGGCGCGGTGGTGGTTCAGGAAGACCTGATCGGTGTCGCCCGCACGCAGATCGCGTCGGGCGTCCTCGGCAGCCTCGCGGTGACGGGCGTGTTCGACCTGCCCAAGGCCACGGGCGCGAGCACGGCGATCGCCGCGGGCGCCAGCGTCTACTGGGACGTGGCGGACCAGCAGGCCAAGGCCGACAGCGAGTCGGGCGCCAACAAGCTGCTCGGCAAGGTGGTCAAGGCGGCGGCCGACGCGGATGCGACCGTGCGGGTGCGGCTGAGCCAGTAGTACTCCTTCTGCTGCGTGGGCACGGAGGCCTGTGCGATGGGTGACCTTCTGAGGCAGGGATGCCAATGGCTGGCGCAGATGCGCGGGGCGCACTGCGCCAGCCAGGTCACCTATCGCCGCGGCGAAACGGAGTTGACGCTCGGTGCCACCTTCGGCCGGCCGGAGCGGGAGGTCGAGGACCAGACGGGCGTCCGGGTCGGCGTCACGATGACGGACTTCCTCGTCGCGGCCGCAGACTTCGCCCCGACGTTCGACGAGCCGCAGCCCGGCGACCAGGTGGTTGCCGACGGCAGCGTCTACGAGGTGCTCGACCTGGCAGGCCAGGGGCACTGGCGCTGGAGCGACCCGCACCAGACCACCCTACGAATCCACGCGAAACGCATAGGCACGGAGGCCGAATGATGTGCGACGGAATGGACCAATACGAGCGGGTGTGCAAGGGCGAGTTCGCCTCGATGCACTCGAAGCTCGACCGGCTGGATGAGGCGATTCGCGGGAACGGCAAGCCGGGCATCCAGCTTCGACTGGACCGCCTGGAGGCCGCGGAGAGCGCTCGCAGCCGGTTGCTGTGGATCATCGCTGGCGCCGCGGTGACGCTGGCGGCCAGTGCCCTGTGGCGCCTGGCGATTGGAGCGTAGCTGACCATGGCAATGTCAACAATCATCGACATCGCTGACGCCGTGGCCGCATCGCTGAACGCACCGGGCGAGCCCGGCTTCTCCCAGGCGTTCAACGCCGCGCGGAAGGCCCTGCCCGCCTTCGACCTGGCGGACCTGGCCGGGCTGCATGTGACGGTCGTGCCGAAGGGTGTCGAGGTGACGGGCGCCACGCGCAGCCTCAGCCAGCACGACCACCAGATCGACGTGGGCGTGCAGAAGAAGCTCACCACCGACATGGACACCGAAACGGCCACCATGCTCGGCCTGGTGGACGAGATCGCGGCGTTCCTACGACGGCGCCCCCTGGCCGGCGTGCCCGGCGCGGCGTGGGTCCGGTCGGTCAACGAGCCGGTCTACTCGCCGGAGCACCTGGCCGAGAAGCGGCTGTTCACGTCGGTGCTCACGGTCACCTACAGGCTGATGAAGTAGCGGGAGTCGGGAACCATGAACAACATCGTCATGCGGAAGATCACAGTCACGAGCGAGTACCAGCCGCTGGTATCGACCGGCTTGGTCGCGTCGGTGACCATTTCCACGCCGCCCTCGAACGCCGGCAACGTGCTGTTCAAGGGCGACGACGGCAGCGACGTGCCTTGGATACCGGGGCAGTGGCACGAGTTCAAGTCCATCGACCTGTCGGCCGTGGAGGTCAAGGGCACCCCTGGGGACGTGGTTACCGTGGTCGGGGGTACGTGGTGATGGGCTACTGGGGCATCGCAACCGGCGTGATCGGCTCGGCCGAACTGGCCGACGGCAGCATCGTCGCCGTTGATCTGTGCGACGGCGCAGTGACAACGGCCAAGCTCGCCGACGGAGCGGTCACCGACCTCAAGATCGCTTCCAATGCCGTCCGGACGCAGCACATTGCCGACGCGCAGATCATCGCGTCACAGATCGCCGAGAGCCAGATCCAGAACGGCCACATCGCACCGAATGCCGTCCAGTCGACCGAGATCGACACCGGCGCCGTGGTCGAGGCCAAGATCGCCAACGGCTCGATAACCGGCTCGCACGTGAAGAATGCCCAGTGGAACTGGCCGTCGGGTCTCTGGGTGAAGCACTCGGGCGGCATGCTCTGCATTGACGGCGGCGCCCAGATCTGTGTCAACAGCGGGACGCTGTACGTGTCGAGTTGCGGCAGCACGTACCTGTACGGGTACAACTACCTTTACGGCCACAACTGCCTCTACGGGGCCGAGTTCACCTACGGGTACTCGGTGACCTTCAACAGCACCCCGTGCTTCAACTACGGCTTCAATGCCTACAGCCGGGCGTACTTCGGCGGGTCCCTCGTCCTGCCCAGTTACGGCAACTCGTGCGACGGCAACGGCCAGCTCCGGTGGTGCTCGAGCACATCGAAGGTCCAAGTCTACTGCAACGGCAGCTGGTACGCGCTGCACTGAGAAAAGCACTAGGAAAGGCTCCCATGGACGAACAGCCTGACAGGACGGTCACGGAAGACACGAAGGACACCACCGGCCCCGCACCCGAAGCCCCTCCTGGGATGATGCGCCTGGACCTGGCCATCGACCCACGGCGAACGCGCGTGATCGTGCTGACATGGCCCGACCACGCCGTCACCTGGGAGGCCGCCGCGTGGCTCCACAACATCTTCCCGCCCGAGAACGTCCTGGCGCTGTGCGCCACCGACTTGACCGCCGCGCGGAACCTGTCCGTCCGCGAGCTGGTGCTCAAGGCCCCTCCGGAGTTCACGGACTTCATCCTGATGGACCGTGACATGCGCCCGGGCGCCGCGGCGATGCCGTTCCTGGCCGCCCAGGGCGACGTGGTCGGCTGCGAGTATCCGGTGCCGCACATGGAGACGTGGGCGGACCCCGCGGCCATCCACATGGGCCTGGTGCGGGCCAAGCGGCACGTCTTCGAGCGGATCGCCCCGCCCTGGTTCGCCTTCGGCCACGCCCCCGACGGCGCGGCCGTGACGCACTGCGAGTGCGCGTACTTCGCCAACAAGGTCAAGCAGGCCGGCTTCTCGATCGTCCGCGCCGGCTGGTGCGGGCACGACGCCAAGCGTCTTTGCCAGTAAGCCTGCGGATAGCCAACAGGAGACCAACGCCATGGCAAGGCAAGTGACAACGGAGATCGTCGACACCGCAGAGGGCAAGCGCCTTCGCATCCGCGAAGTGCACGCCCGGCAGCAGGAAGTGGACACGGTGGCCGTCGGCCGCATTCTCGACAACCTCGACCGTCGGATCGCCGCTCAGCAGGCCGAGGTCGCGCAGCTTCAGGCCGAGCGCGACGACCTGGCCGCGAAGCTCGCGGACCTTCAGGCGGTCGAACCGGTCGGCGGCGAAGGCAGCGCAAAGTGACCGTTACGCACACAGGCAAGGAGGTCTGAGAAATGAGCGAGAGCTTCAAGCTCGGCATGGACTGCAAGCTGTACTTCAAGACGACTCTGTTGGCCGGGGCGCCCGACGGGACGGGCTGGACGGAGATCGACAACGCCAAGGACGTAAACCTCCAGCAGGAGAACGGGGAGGCCGACGTCACGACTCGCGCCAACAACGGCTGGCGGGCCACGGCCGCGACGCTGAAGGAGGCGACCATCGAGTTCGAGATGCTCTGGAAGCCCTCGGACGCGGCGTTCGCGGCGATCCTGGCTGCCTG